AATAGAGAGATACTTAATTTTTTTAAAGGTGAAAAGCTTGATGAAAAAAACCTTTAAAAAGCAGACAGAAAAAATGCATACCGACATTTCATAAAAGGAAATGATAAACAACTAAAAAAGATTTTACTCTAGAAAAAAAGATTATATTATTTCCCTAAAAAAGATTTTTTGAGGCATATCCAAAAAGGAGGGTCTATAAAACGATTGTTTTAAATATTCTTTCGCAAAACGAAGAAATTTACATCCCAGTACTTCTGGTTGAGTTTAATGACATCCCAGGTCAAGGTTCTCATAAAGTAGCGAAATGAGAATTAATCTGTTAAATCCATAACGGGTGGATTATCTAGTGGCATATCCCCTGCGGATTCCACCACCGCACCAAAACTGCAACGGCAATTAGGATGCATTGGCAACAATGATTGAGCTTCTTGCAATGAATGGGGGTTATTCGCTTCAGCATCTAAACAATCATCACATACAAGACTATCTCCAACAGTAATGACATCAACTTCACGAATACCATAATTCGCATAAGCTTGTAATGTTCCTGTGTTTAATGCTCTTGCATGTTCCGTTCTTGCAATCATCTCTGCACGTGTGCGAACACTAATATTCCCGTTAATAGGTGTTAAAGGTAATTCCATGAGGTTTCTCATTGTAACCTGGTAGCCATCACCTGCAGCTACAGCATTAAAGATAACCTCACGTATACCTTCACGTAGTTCAGTATTCACATTCGTAACAAGGTTAAAATTATAAGTAGTTAGATTATACAATGCCATTCTATCTGCTTGAGTATAAGCTAAGACACCACCAATATCTTGATATCCAAGTTGGCTTCCTATTTTATAGAATTGTCTGATGAAATCTTCACTATCATTCGCATTGTATTTTATCAATTCATTTAATTTTTGTCTAATGCCACTATTACGGAAGAATGCATCTATTTGTTGTTGATTCATATTTTGTAATTCTGCAAATTCTTCACTGCCGATATATTCAGTAACTACTTCAAGTTGTCTTTCAAAACCATCGCATATAGATTTGAGATATGCGGTTTCTTCAGGAGTTAATGCTTTGCAGAATGGGATTTGGATAAAATCCATAAATGTCATTCTCCTTTGTAATTGATTAAATTAGATGAGTATAAGTTTGATTTGTATTTTTGCACATTCCTGATGGATTTGCTTATGTCTTCGCCTAATGGCATTACATTTGTTGGGTTAAGTATGTTTGGGGTTATTCCATAATTGCTATAGTTCATTGGAACATTTCCCCATGCTACTGGTTCTTCACCGTAGGTTGATCTAACTTCATTGATAGATAAGCTGCCATTTTGTAATCTGATATTTTCAATCTGTGCACGGTTTAATTTATCTTCAATATCTAAATCGGTGAAGTGGAATAGTTCATCAAATCCATTATGGCCTAATGCTTTGTTGAATGCTCCTTCGATAAATGCTGCACGGCCTTGCAATGTGTCTTTGAAGTTTTTCTTTTGTGATTCACCAGAGCCAGTTCCAAGGTTGGCGGTTTCAATTACTCCTACCATTGCAGGTTGAGCACCATAACCAGTAATAATCATGTCACGTGCAAGTATCAATAATTTCTCCCAATCCATATCCCTGATATTAACTGTTGGACTGGTGAATACTCCACCTTTCAAAGCTAAAGTTCCACCTTTCTTACCACTTTTCTTCAAAGCTTCCAAACGGTTAATCTCATTGATAAATGATTGGTCATCCATATCTTTATCAAATGATATGATTGCTTTAGGGTCAACACCATCATTTTCCATGATGGTTTTATTATACTTCATTCCCAGGAACATTATTGATATTGCTAAACCTATCTTATCGATTTTACACATTCCCCATTTATTGGATTTAGCTCTTATGTTAGGTTCATGTATGTGAATCAATTCTTCAGGTTCATATCTGATATCCATCTGTCGGTATCCCCATTGCTCAGTGTCAGGATACCACATTAATAGTTCTGATGGTACGAATGTTAATCCTGTAGGGACTTGTTGTTGGAATAACTCTTCATGATTTATTTCTATGAATGCATCTCCAGTTCCCTCAAATGAACGTATGTATTGACTGTGGAACATTGGATAAGTCACTTCACTTTTGAATCCTCCAGGATTATTAAATAAATTATATAAGTAATTGCTTCTTGCAATATTAATTTCAGTTTCATTAAGATTATTGATTTGGAAACCAGTTGCAAGAAGACTATCAATTTCAACCTGTATACAACGATGAACATATACATTATTCAATGCTTCGTAGTATACTTCAAACTCTCCTTGAGGTTTGTTACTTCTCCTTTGAGCCCAAGCATAATTCCCTAAGAATGTATTATATAGACTGTGGTCTTGAGGTCTACGAATACCTGGTAAATTACTAATTGTTTTTTTAATATCATCAATAATCTTCATAAATATACTACTCCTACTTGTGGTGTAGATTTCACCATACGTGGGCCAAATATTCCACCACGCCACATGTCACAGCAATGATCATTAATTTTCAATGGTCTGTCTTCACCTCTTTGTTGAGCTTTCTTATCCCAACTGTAGGTTTGTGCTTGACTTATGCTGTTGACGCATGATTCATGAATGAGAAATCTTCTTGTTGCAATCAAGTTTTGAATTGAGGTAATATCTTCATATGTGTTTGGTGCATATGTGTCTACATTCATTTTTATACGTGAGTCTTTTTGACATTCAGCTTTCAAGGAAGCTGCATCGTGTGGTAAGTAAATTGTATTAGCGTTAGTTAAATCATATTTGTTTTGGAGTTTTACTAAGTCATCCACTCTTTCACTATCAGATTGAGCTACACCTATTTCTTCTTTATCATAATAGGTTTCTTCCATTAAGCAATAGGTGTTACCTTCTTTTTCATCTTTGTGTATTCCCATTACTCCAAACGTAGTAACTGTGCTGACTCCATAATCGCAGCAGATGTTAATATCATTTTTCAATATTTCAAAGGGTAATTTTCTGTAGACATTTTCTTTAGTATTGAACATGTCATATATTGCTCCTTCAGCGATTACCCATTCGCCAAGGATATTTCTTTTGTAGAACACTTCACTTTTCTGATTAACTCTTTTGAGTTCGGTTACATAGTGAGGGTCCAGATTAGGATTGTCATCAAGTAGGAATTTGAAAGTTTTAACTGTTCCTGCTTCAATCAGTTCTTTGTTGTTAATGTAATTTTCATATATAAAATGATAAGGACTGTCAGGGTTGGTGTTCCAGAACATTTTAGCACCAACATCACTGCAACGGGATATTGCCATTTCTACTGCAGATTGAGGACATCTTGCAATCTCATCAGCATACCATCCACCAACAGACATACCTGCAATAACATCAACAGCTTTCTCATCATTAAAACCCATCACATAACAAAGCTTATCTTTAATCTCCAATTCACCATCACGCTTATGATAATCATAAGGAATGTTCTCAGTATTCAGCATTTTCAGTAATGGCCTTATGACATTACGGCGTAATGATTGAGAAGATTTACCCGATATCAGGAATTCACTGCTTTTACTTTGCAATAAGAAATCAATCCAACGGGCATTGCAAGCTATTGTCTTACCTGAACGTACACTACCAGAGGCAATGTTTATCCAAGCGTCAGATGTAAATATAAATTTCAAAGCAGTTTTACCCCAATCACCGAAATAAAAATAATCATTGCTCTTCAGTTTCCTGGAAGTATTTTTGCCTGCTTTTTTCAATTGACTCAGCCAACCCTATAATTTTTTCATCTTTAATATTCACATTTAGTTCATCCTCATCAATGAGTTCGTATTTCAGTTTTATTGCGTCCAATGCTAATTTTTTCATTTTGATTCGCAATGCCTGTTCTTTATAAGGGTTGTAATACTCATCATCGTAAGGGATGTCTAAATCTACTTTTACAGATTCAGCTTCACTAATCAAGTCATCTAATTTTTTAATGTCATTGAATCTGAAATCAACTGCAGCATCAAAACTCTCAGTAGCGGAGATTTCTTTGTCTGCTTGTTTTTCAATTGTTTTTTCTTTTTGCTTTTCAATGACTTTTTGTCTCACAGCTGCTTTGACATTTAGTTTTTCTTTTTTGTAGTTGTTCAGGGCAACATGTGATATCTTTTCACCATATTCATTTGAGAGGTAATCAGAAACATATCTTGTACTGTACCCTGCGACTAGTAAGTCAACAATTTCATTAAAGTGAGGTGATGTTTCAACTTTGTTTCTTCTTGCCATCTTGATACACCTGTGATTGGCTTTTTCATTGTTAAATTATGTAATTGTATGTAAACTTTACAAGGTGTTTGTAAACTTTACATATTTTTTTTGTAAAGAGAATATTATTTCAAAACATAAGCAAAAACAAAAGAGGCTATTGCAATTGCGGTGCCTATGAATGCCATGTATTGGTTAGTTTTTTGTCTGTCTTCGTCACGTTGTTTACGTGCTTTTTCTTCATATTGTTGTAATAGTTTTTCTTGGGTGTCTATTTTTGTTTTAAGTTTTGTTACTTCTTCTCTTAGGTCATTGTCATCTTTAATCGAATTTACTACAACACTATTGACGGTTTCGGTTAGTTTATCAATCTTGGATTCGATTCTTTTATTGTCTTTAATCAATTCGTTAATCCTTAAATCTTTGTAGTCTGCACGTGTTTTGAGTTCTGCGATTTCCCTGCTGTTTTCTTGTATTTGTTCTTCATGTTGGTTGCAGGGTGTTTCAGCAGGACTCATCGTCATCACCAACAGTTTCGTATTCTGGGTTTAAATTTTCATATTCTGCTGCTGGATCAACATCTTCTGTAGGAACTAATTTTGCAAATTTTTCTAACATCATTTGTTCTGCTACATCTACACGTTTGTTTTCAGTAGATTGTGTTAAAATGTAACCTGCAATAAATACTATTATGGGTATTAGGTTTGCGTATTCTGCAGGCATTATTGCTGTTAATCCATCTTTGCCTAGATAAGCTATTAATGCTGCTATGAATGATATAGCAGTTGCGATTTTACTTTTATATTTAT